GACATGAATTAGCCACAGGCTACATTTCACGACCACTTTACTTTGTCTGCCCAGAATGCGGCAGATGTCTTCCCCTTGGCAATGTTTTTTGCATGGCGCTTCTTAAATGAAGCCCGCTTTGCCTTGTCCGCTGCGCTCTCACCTTTACGCGGACGTTTAGTTTTTGCGCCTTGCTGGCCGAACCTAATCAGCCGAGGGCTGCCGCCGTCATTGATCACAACAGCGTGTGATTTGCCGCTGGGATGGTTAGGGGTGCGGATCGGCTTGTCGAAGCCTGCGAACGTATGGCCGCCCCTTTGAATGCTCATTTGCCTTTCTTGGTCATTGCCAAGCGGTGCGCCTGAGAAAAGCTCATGCCCTCACGCATCTTGCGCTTCATAAAATCCATGTGCGCTTTGGTGTGGCCGTGATCTTTTTGATGCCTCGCAAGGGCATTCTTTTGCCGGGTCGTCAGCTTCATCGCTTTTTGTTGTAGCGGGCGTAGATCGCAGCATCTGCCGTCCTTGCTTTATCGCCCCGCATGTAGCTGTTGACCCGACCCATGGCCCACGCCGCCATCGGGACATTGCGAGATCCGCTGGACAGGTAAGCACCTTGACCCTTGCGATAGACCGCCGCCAACTCGCCGTAAAAGAAGCGGGACTTTTCAGCCTTATCTTTTAGGGTCTTTTTTGTTGCGGCGCTTAGTGGTTTTCTTTTTGGTGCCACCTTGCTTGGTCCTCGATGCTGAAACGGCTTTGATGTCGATGGACTCACCGCGCTTGTAGGCGTCAGCGGTCCGCTTGATCTCACGGGCTTTGGCGGCGCGATTCTTAGCACCTGACAGGTACTTCTTAGGCAGGCCCGTGGCCTTGTCCTTCGGAACTCGCCGCCGCTTCCGTGCCATTACTTTTTCTTGCCGCCCTTCTTTTTCTTCTTTTTAGGAGGACGGCCCGCCTTAGAGCCGTACGTTCCAGAACCCATCGGCATCAGTCGTCTCCGTTAGACCCCTTCCTTTTTAGCAGCCTTGCCCTTAGGTGTGGGCTTTCTGGGCGGGCAGGATGGTGCCTCGTTTGATTCTTGAACAGTGAATTGGTACTTCTTGGGAAGCTTACTCATCGGGTCAAAGATTTGAGTTGATCCAAAGTTAGCTCCGACCCGTCCTCTCTGACAAATCTACGGATTGCGTCTGTGTCTCCGTATTTTCTGCGCAACTTTTCATAGTACGGAACACGCGAAGCCCCAAGCGTTCTGATCTTTACGGCTTCAGATTGGCCCGCTAGCCATTGGCCGTAGGTCATGTTTTCGGGCACTAAACCTGTCGCACTTGCTCGCTGATCTTCCTCCGGTTCGGGTATGCCCAACCTCTTGTAATCAATGACGGGAACAGTGGTGGACCTGCAGTTGAAATGCTGCGGGGGCAACGGCCCTTTCCCGTATGTATGCACAGTGCCGTCTAACGCTCGGCATATCGCGGATGTGCGGCTATCAAGCGTTGCCACATACTTGTACTTCTTAGTGATGTCTTGGTTTGCTTCAAAGGTTTTCTGGCTTGCTGCATTGGCCACCTGGTTAATGCTTGTCCTGATCAGCGTGCGGATCTGGTTGTCTGCTTGCCTTGTTGCATCTCCGCCCGCCTGCAAAAGCTGGTTGATGCTGCCTTTCTGATCTTTACGCAAACGGCCTTTCATGCGCTTGACGATTGAATCAGTGGGCTCCCCCTGCAGCATCCCGTTTCGTACCACCTGCCCAAATAAGGCAGCTTGACGCTCGCCAATATCAGAGAACGCCTTGCCCAAAACCTGTCCGTTAGGCAGTGTCAAAGTGACGCCATCAGCGATAGTCACACGCACTACCTTTTCAGCTCCTGTTACTGCCGCTTGTAGGTCATCGCTGAGACTAATAATCCCTCTCTGCGTTGGGTCAGTAGTGACAACCGCCTCTGCAAACCCTGGCGAAATCTGCACATCATTAATACGACTCCGCATGTCCTCAGGCAAAAGCCTGCGAAGCTGATCAGAAACGAACCCCGCCTCGACTTGGGCTAGCTCTTCTAGTTCTGCGATTGACAGAGCTGTGCTGTCAGTTGCCCATGCCTTAAGACTGGCACGCAGCTGCGCCAATATCGTTCGCAACCGCGCCGCTTTGTCAGGCGCTGCAAAATCATCAAGCCCGCGCAGTTGTTCAACAGCGTCTACAACTAGATCGTTGTATGCATTGATAACCCGCTTGCCAACGCTGTTGCTGTATCGATTCAAGTCGATGATGTTTTTATACAGCTCTGAAGGTGTGCTCATAAATCATGCAGATCCAGCCGCTCGGATTTATCAACGCAGATCACAGAGACATCCGCCCCGATGGTCAAAGCGTTGCCGACGATGTCGCTGAACTCTTGAATCACTTGCGCGTCTCTCTTGTTAACGCGGGTTTCAGTGACGCTGTAGATCCCGTCCTCGTCGTACCAAGTAACACGCACCACGGCGTAAACCTGCTGCTTGAGCTGCTGCCTGACGTAATACAGATACTGTTTGTCAGGCTCTTGCTTCTCGGATTTTCTCAGGTGGTCAATCCAGCTCATCAGTAACCTCAGGGTCTGCTTCCGGCATTGTGGCCTCAGCCTCAACCTCGGGTTCTGGCTTGTCCGTTTCAATTAACCCGCCGGTTTGCGTGGCCTCGACCTCTTGCTCAATATCGAAATCTTCGGAGAGAACGTCACCATTGGCTAGCTCGTTCAACAGCGTGTCTTGGGTGATCGTGCCAGCGGTGTAAAGCTGCAGCAGTGCCTGGATCTCCTGCGGTTCAAGGCGCTGACCCATGAAATCGCGGTTGACCTGGCTACTGCCTGCGACTGGCTCTTGCAAATACTCAGCATGGAAGCGCAGACAGTTGTCGATCAGATCCTGCATCTGCTGAGCGATCACCATCATGGTGCTGTCGCCTTGGCTGCGATCGATGCGCTTGGCCTCGGCAGACTCACCGACCAGCTTTGCGCCAAGAACAGCGGCAAGCCCCAAACCGTTGATCTTGTTTTCGATCTGCTCCAGCTGTTTGAACTGGGCGTCGAAGCTGTTGCCGGACGGTTCGATGTAGCCCGCCGATGCCGTTTCAGGAAGGCTGATTGCTTCCGAAGGACCTGCACTAATCTCTTCTGCTGACTGCGGGAATCCGTAAATAGCGAGAAGCGGGATTGCACTAACTGAAAGGATGTTTGAAAGGTCAGATGAAACCTGATAGTGCTGCAGATTCAGCTCTGCGATGTCGTCCAAGGGGGGCATTGACTCCATAACCCCGGTGCGGTTGGCGTAAGCCACAGCAAACGGAATCTCGCTAAGGCTTGTCGTGCCTTCATCGACAACCTTGTAATCGCCTTTCTCGTCTTTTTCGTGGATTTCGTATGCACCAGGGGTAAGCACGCGGACCCTTTGCACGTCCTTCTCGCCATATTTGCCATCAGGCACAGTTACGGTCTCTGCAATGCGCAGCATGGTCAGCCGCTGTTTTCCGTCAGTTACCTCAGTTCTCCAGCCCAGCAACTCGCGGGGAGAAATCGTGATCCAATAAGGGCGCCCATTTTCGCCAGCTCTTGGAGCATCTACCAAGACACCAACATGTCCGTACCTCAGAGCAACTCTGGCGGTGGCGAACAACCAGGTCTGAAGATCATTGCCTTCAAGGTCAACATCAAACAGTTGCTCGGTGACCTGATCTGATACATCGGTCAAACGCACAGGTTTGCGGGTCAACATCCCCGCTAGGAGCAATTCGAGGCGTTTGTAGAAGGGTGAGAGAACGGCTTTTGAGAGGCGGACATCGTAGCTGTCGTCAGCTTCTCTAGGAAACTGTGGCAAAAACTTCCTGTGGCCGGCGCGAATTTTTCTTGTCCCACCTAACAATTGTTCTATGAGTAACCACCCAGGTTCCATTCGCACCCAGGAATTATTAGGAGCATCCACTGTCCTCTCGGTGCTTACGCGTACACGCCCTGAGAAACCTGAATACACGACCCAATCCCGCCCAATGCCAGCAGTTTAGTAAAGCCTGATCCCCGTGCCCCGTCCAGCGCGTGCATTCAGTGGGTTATACAAAGCCCACACCGCGTATCCGAGCGCATCATTGCAATGATCGTAGCCCGCTTCTTTGTCAGGCTCTTCAGGGTTGCGTTCTGAATAACTCTGAAGTTCCAAGCACTCAATCATCCGTTCGCACTTGGCGAGGACCTGCAATCGGATTTCGCCTTTGCCGTTCTCCAGCAAAGCTTGAACAGCAGCCACCCGATCACGGATGAGAGGGTTGGAACGCCCGGCAATAACTGAGAGCCCGG